GGCCTCGCCCCTTGGATTTTAGGTAGTGTGCTGTATTGTGCAGTCCCATTTAGGCCCCACTGTTAATTATGTTGAAGTTTATCATTGTTATGTTCCCTATGGAAGCCTAGAAACAAAGGTAATTGATCCTAATGCAGACGGGGTTGCAGGTCTGGTATATGGGCTAGTTTGAGCAGCTAATGCTTCTATGTAAATACCGTCTCTTGCTGGTGAAACCCGATACGATTGCCCAGTTGCCCAGTACAGCTCCATCTCATCACCAGCCTCTAAAGAAAACACGACTTCTGAGTAGGCACAGACATAACTAAATACCCCAGCGCTTTTACGGGCTGGCACAGTAAATATGGTTGTTGAGCGGGGTACATCAATGTTATTGATTTTTAACCAAACCGCAGCATCATGGGCGGCATTGTCCGTATTTGTAAACTGAAGGCTATATGTAATTTTATACACACCCGACACAAGCGCCGTAGCCGATCCAGGAGCATTTAGAGTAAATCCGTTACCTCCATCAAGCGTATTCCATTTCACAACCGCAGGGGTATTAGAGTCTGTTGCAATCTGGTCGGTGCTGTCAGAAGCGGCGATATACGGCAGGCTTAGTGTTGACCCACCAGTTCCCGACAGCAAGAAACCTAGGCCGTTATCAATCTGGTTAAAGTACAAACGCAGGGCGTTAGTAAGCTGGTCTACATAGCGCTGGTCATAAACAATAGGCGCAACCAGTAAATTGGGCGCCTTTGGTGGGCGTAACGGGGTATATGCCATTAACGTCTGCCGTCAGGACGAATATCAATTCGTGGGCTACCTAGCTGCCAAGCCACCCCTAAGCCGCTAGACTCAATCCGAAAGCTCATCTGACGAGCACGAAGGCGCGTATATACCTGACCATCAAACTCCTGAACCTCGTAGGTATTGCGACTAGTGTAGTTCTGCGTGCTTTGAACTTGCGGGGTATCTGCTCTGCCGTAAGGCGTTCCTGAGTTTTGCCGTGGGCGCAGGGTCATCATAACCGATGGCTGGTTTGCATTCGAGCCGTTAAAGGTAATGTCTGGCAGGATGCGCCATACAAAGCCAAAGTTATGCCCATCACTAATATCAAAATCAGATGACTGAATAAACGCTTCAATCGGTACTGGGGTTAACCCTGATACGTCATCTACGTTTGCTTCATGGAACAAGATTTTATTGCCTGTAGGATACGCAGCCATTGGGTACTGCCGTAAACCTGAATCTAGCCAAGCTGTTCTATTCATTGTGCCGTACGACCATACCCGCTCAAGGTAGTTGTAAATGATGTACTTGTCGACTGTGTTAGACCCTTGCGAGCAATAGAACCACCATATCTCGTTGTAGGACTCGTTCGATCCAGCAAATACTTGGAACGCTTGGTCTTTATTAATATCATCAAAAACAAACTGCCACAGCGTGCACGGCAAGGTTTCTACACGACCTGTGTATGAGAAGAACTTATCTGTACCCATCCAGTAAGTCACGTTGTTTACCGTAATTGAGGCATTAGGCGACATGATCGAGATGTTATCTTGCAGCAACTGGAAACCCCAAACGTAAGGAGGTCCTAGGTATTGCATGGAATAAATAGCCGCATCAGACCAGACTAGAATCTCCTGACGGGTTGACCGTGCGCACATAATGAACGAACCGATGTTTAGGCGGTATTCACCTGACTGATTAGTAGCGGCAGGAACCCATTCAAACGGATTCTCTTGGTCAGACCAGCGTACTAAAAGAGGATCAAACGCGTTATTTGCGTTTAAAGGATCATATGGGTTAGCACCAAAACAGATAGCAAAGCGCTGGATGGATGAACCAATAATCTGGTTGGTTGTATTGGGCACAAACTGCCCTGCAAAGCCTGCGTTAGTTGAAGCGGTATTAAGTAAAATAGCCCGTACGCTAATACCTGTAGTGGCATCCCAATAGTAAACAGAACCGCCACGGGGGGCAATTAAAAGGTCTTCACCAAAGTTATCGTTTGTCCAAAGGCGCAACTGCTGCCCAATACCAACCGCCGCCTCAGCACCCCAGCCTCGTACGGGAGCAACAGGGGTTGAAATCACAACAGCGCCGCCAGAAGCGGCTGTCGAGGTAGTTAAGTAAGTAAAGCCGCCTATAACGGTCGATATAGTGTACGTACTTGGGCTGGTTACTGTAATTGGAAACGCCTTTTGCAAGACTAGACGGTTGATGCCGCATGCGTCTGAAGCGATGCTAACAAAATAAACGTAGTCACCACTCGTTAAGCCATGCGCTGCCTGAGTTACAGTAAGGGTTGACGCGCCAATACTAGCGGCAGTAAACGGGTTTGTTAAGGTAGTGTTTACATACGAAGGCCAAGATCCTGCGCCCCAGCCAGTACCACGAATAAAGACATCTAAACCCGTATTAACTTGGAAAGCCATCGTGATCGAGGTTCCGCCACCAGTTGCAGTTGATGTTGCATTGCTGGCTACGGTAAAGGTAAAGGTATCTAAATCTACGTAGGTAATCTGATGCTCGGCATTTAACTCGGTTGCTGGTATCCCACCTACGGCGGTAGCACCACTGATGGTTACAAAGTCGCCTGTCAAACCACCATAGTTGGCGTAGTCAACGGTAATGACGTTTGAGCCATTAGTCGTTTTTATAATGTTGTTTGTAGTTGGTGTGGAGGCTGAAGTAAACGTGGCACGAATAGGCGTAATGTCGTTATAGTCACCGCCCAGCTCAACGTAGTACTTTAAGTTAGTTCCAACTCCAAGTAAGTTAGCGCCATTTAAAGTTACCCAGTTCCATAGCGCACGAGCTATGCCTAAGAATGTGTCATTAGACAAGCGGATCCAGCCGCCAATCTTCTCTGGGTAGCCAGAACGAAAACGCACCTTGTTACAGTCGAACCAACCGCCTTCGTTACTGTAATCAGTACCTTCTCGGTTAAGACCTGGCCTGAACTGTACCTTTTGTAATGGCATACGGGTTTACCCTAACATCTTGAGTGCTTTGTCTTTAACTTCTTGAACACGTCTGGACCAGCCTTTGCCGAACGTTTCGAAGGTCTTAAGTGATTGTAAGAACTCTAGACGTTTTGCGCAATATAGTTCTACTAGTCTAGCTGGGTCGTTTTCCGCTTCTTTTACGGCGGCGAGAGTAGCAGGACCAAAACCACCATCAGCAGTAACACCAACACACGACTGTAAAAACTTAATGGCTCGCCCGGGGCCCGAATTAACAGCAACGTCAAAAACAACGTAGTCAACCCCAGCCACAAGATCATCAGCTCGGCAAGCATCCCAGTATTTCCTTTTATAAAGTGGTGCAACTGTTTCGGGAGTTAAGGCGCGCATCTGTTTCTCGTCAACCTCATGCCCAACCCACTCTTCCCAAACACGTTTAGTAACGCCGAGGTTAGTCATGCCACCTGGGTCTTGTGGGTGATTTACAAAGCCGCCCTCATGGGCAAGCATTAACGCAAGGCAGGGTTCAAAGTTACTTTGGCTCATTTCTTCATCATCTCCTGAATTTCTTTGTTTTTGTCTTTGCTACCTTGACTTGATCCGAAGTAGAACGACAGCACCTGACCAGCCGAGCTAGTAATAAACCCTAATGCAAAGATAACCATTTGCTGCTGGTCTACTGGTACGTCACGGAACATGAGGATTGCAATAAAACTGAACGCTAATGTCACGGTTCCAAGCGCAAGGATCGGGACTACCGACTTATCCAGCTTAGTAGCGTTCTCGCTAGTAGCTACTTGGGCATAGGCTTTACGGGCAGAATCACGGTCGGCTGCATCTAACTTAGCGTACTCAAGGTCAAGCTCTTTGAGCTTCATTGCCATCTCAGGATTGCCAGTTAAAGCGGCAGTTACGCCCTCAACCGTAGCGTCATCAATGCCTAGCTTAGAAGCAATCCAGCCCACAGCAGCACCCCCAGCAGGACCAGCAACAGCAGTAGCCAAGACAGGAGCAACACCTTTAAGAAGTCCAATTAGGGTATCCATCATTATTTTCGTCCCACAGTAGTTTCGTTCTCGCCTTTGCGAACAGTAACTTTATCGCCTTGGACTTCAACACTCATTGGGTCACGGTCTGCCATGCCGTCTAAACGCTGGATAAGTTCTTTCATAATCTCAAACTCAGGCTTATCTTGCTTTGGTGTAGCGCCAGCAACACCATTCAACATAGAAATTAGGGCTGTCAATGACGCACCCAAAAGACCCATAACCGCAGCCATCTTGCCTTCTTCTAGGACTACAGAGGCGCCTACGCCCATTGCAACGATGATTGTGATGTAGATTAGTCCGTGCCGTCCAATTGCTTTACCAGCTACTTCTTTGGCGGTATCAATATATGTTTCTTTTTCACTCATTTAAAACGCTCCCAAAATAAACTTAAGCCACAGGGTTACAACTAGCGCTGCCACAAAACAATAAAACTGTACTTGTCTTACTGCCTTTAAATCATGCTGGAACTCTTCGTTGTTTTTGCGTTCCATGTTCTCAATATCCAACTTAATCTTTAGTACTGCATCCCACTCTTTTGCACCATACTTCTTTACAAAACCAATCTTTAAGTTCGCCTCCTCATCGGAGATTTGCTTCTTTCGTTTCCACTCGTCAAGCGCTTTAATCAGCGCCCGTTCCTTCTTAAGTTCTGCCTCCCGCCTTGCCCGTATACGTTCTTGGGCTCTTTGCTGAGCTACTTCTAGGCCGTCATTTTGTATACCTTCAATACTCTTAGTAACCGACTTGCCCGCATCACGAGCAGAATCAAAGCCTGAACTAAGCCCCTTTGCTCCTTCGGACAAACCCAACAGATCGGACATATTTCACTATTTGCACCTTATTTTTAAGCCTTCATAATGTACGCAAGAGCAAAATAAGGTGGGCGGTTGTCAATTGCTGCGCCACTACCTGTTGCATCTGTCGTAAATGTATGGTTGTGGACGTTATTAGCGCTCATTGCACCCGTACTGCCGCTGACATTGTGAGTGTGGTTTGCGTTTTGCCCGCCCGTTTGAGTAATGCCTGTAAAAGCACCAGTTGTTCCTGTATCAGACGTAGGTCCAATTACATCTCCACCTGTTCCTGCACTACGGAATTGTGGATTTGAACCAGCAATAGAGATAATATTTGCGTGTGCGTGTCCTGGATCACTAATGCCGTGAATGTGGTCGTTGCTAAAGCCGCCAGACTGTATATTTACTCCGTGAGTGTGGTTAATATCTACGGAGCTAGTTGTGCCAGTGTGCGTATGGCTTGGTAGTTGTGCTGTCGAAAGGCTGTATGTGGCAAAACCACCTGTTGCATTTACTGCGTAAGTAGAACCAGCACCAACAATAAACCGATCTCGTAAGTCAGGAGTTCCACTTGAGCCATTACAGAGCAGCCAGCCTAGCGGGATAGAGGCAATCGAACCAGACCACATAATGATGCCGCCTGATGGAAACGCTGCAATTGCCGCTGCCGTAGCAAAGGCTGTACTAGCTATTTGGGTTGTATTTGTTCCTGGCGCTGCTGTCGGCGCTGTAGGAGTTCCCGTAAATGCTGGCGATACAGACAATGCCATACTACCTGTACCTGTTACTGAATTAGATAAAGCAACACCGCCATAGGTTAAAGCACCTGTTAGCGTAGTTGTTCCTGTTACTGCAGCATTGCCAGCTACTGTTGCATTACCCGTTACTGCAAGGTTCCCAATAATGCCGTTAATGCTGGGGAAAAAGTTCAGTCCGTCACAATATACGGTGGTTGTTACGCCATTTGGTATTACTACGCCAGTGCCGCTTGAGCCGATGATTTGCACAGCAAAACCGCCAGTTGTTGTGTTTTTAACCGTATAGGTTTTTTCAACTAATGGGGCAATCAGGTTACGCTGAGCTGTATTTGTGCCAGTTAAAACAAGGACTTGGTTGCGCGCTTCGTCTGTCACACCGTTAAAATTGGTCATCGTGTAGTTAGCGTCAACCATATTAATGGTTACAACCCCAGCAATTGCCTGCTCAATAAGGCCGCCAAGGTTGTTATTCGTGGTCTGACCCCAGATACCAGACTGATCGCCATCACCGATTAATTCGATGCGTAACGAGGGTGAAAAGGTGGATGCCATGATTAGTCCTTATTCTTGCGTATTGTTAATTACTGTCCAGTTTGGGTTTTGCTCGTCCCCAATTTGTTGCCATGTAACGCTTTGTGAGTTATTCGCAGCTTGCCAAACTACTGTTTGATCGTCATCAATTCTAAACCAACCACGGGCTATTGGGGTGTCCAAAAGCGTCATTAATTCAGCTATTAACGGTGCAAAATCGACTTGTCCAGCAAAGGTGTCGGACAGAGTAAAGGCTTCGTTGTTAATCACCACAATGTCAACCAAACCAGTAGTGGCGTCGGTAAAGGTAATGAGGTCTTCAACGCTTGGGTTAAATGTTGCACTGCCACCATAAACATCGGTGAATGTGGCGCTTTCTTCGTCTAGGCCAACGGCGTCTTGGTTGCCTGTATATAGGTCTGAGAATGTAATGGTTTCAGCTTGGACTGGAGCAAAGTCCACTTGCGCTGCTTCGGCAGTGGTTAAGGTAAACGAATCGGACTGGGATACCAGCACATCAGCAACACCAAAAGATTGGTCATCCCAAGACATGTTGTCAGCAACCGTGCCAAAGAAGTCAAATGTTGACCCGCCGCCATCACTGTCAGCTAGGGCAAACGACTCATCGTACAAACCTTGAAACGCACCTTGCGCTGCGTAAACGTCAGACAGGGTAAAGCTCTCAGCAATATCTACTGGAAACGCATTACCACCTAATGCAGCAAAAGGCGATTGAGCGAAGGCTGAGATTCCGAACATTTATTAAACTGGTGGAGGCAACATTGATGGAATAGCTGGCTGCTCGTCAGCAAAGCGAACTTGAGCATTGGCTACAACGGTATCTACGTCTGCTGGAATGTTTTGCACGTCTGGATCTGCCGTCATTCTACGGACTTCTTGTTGGTATATTTCTTGCTTTGCAGCAAATACTCTAGCGTGTACAAAGTTTTGAACCCATGCTTCTGGAGATGCAGCCATATAGCGCATACACTTTTCTTCTAAATCGTCCAACTGCACTGTAATTGTCATTGCCATAATTTTTATCCTATTAAAAAACCACTAAATAAACTGTGGTATGGGTAGTACACAGCACCATTACTGTTGTAAACATAGTACTGTACAGTATCCCCAGCCGCCAAATAAAACACATCGTTAATAATAGTGTCCCAAGAATATGTATCAGCCGCTACAGTTCTTGACCTTAACCTATACGCTGGGGTACCTGCTGTTGCTTGTCTGTAAGTATAAGACCCGTTAATAAGGAACACTGGATGTGTGAACGAAGTAGGAATTGAATCGCCTTTAGTCCCGTAAATATGTGCTTCAAAATAATATAACCCACTTACAGGGGCAGAAAAAAGCCCAGTGCTAGTGTCGTAATTACTTCCAACGTTCCCATTGACTATATTAAAAATAATTGTAGTCCAGGCAGCATTTGGTAAAGCGGCTGCAGCCCCCGTTCCTTGAGCGCTAAAAGACGGTCTAGTAGACAGCACTGGAAAGTTGTTGCTATTAATGTCAAAGCCAGTAACAGAGTTTGCCGTAATGCTCAAAGCACTATTGCTAGTTTGTATGGTGGCTCCGTTAATATTTAATGGCATATTAGTTACTTATATATGAACCGTTAAAAGTAGAAAATGCCTCATACCCCTCCATGGTTCCATTCATTGGCGTCCACACTTGTACGTAATCTCCAGCCACAAGATATATTAATTCACAACAATCAGAATCTTGCCCATAATCGGCGTTCAAACCATACTGCCTAATTCGATATGGAGTGCCGCCAGGTCTTCTAGCTGTCGAAGATCCATTCACTAAGAACTGCGGATGGAAATACCATGTAACTGTTGCGTTTGCGCCATAACAATAAATGTGATGTTTGAACAGGTACAGCCCAGTAAAAGGTGCGGTAAATGATCCAGTACTAGTGCTGTAGCAGCCGTTTACGTTTAGGTAGCCGCTTCCACCAGTGTAACTAAAAATTACAACCCCACCCAAAGGCCTCCATGCACCAGTACCCATTCCTACGTTAAACATTTGCGTAACAATTGTTCCTGCGCTATTTGTTGGCTTTGATACTACGCCAGCAGTGTTTTGTCTATAAAGTACATTGCTTGACGCATCAGTAGCCGTAATGCTAGTACCGCCTGTAAGAATGGTTCCGTTTACGTTTATTGGCATTTTTTATCCCACATATAAACCTTGGAATAAACAGTAATATGGGTAGGTATATGCGGTTCCGCCAGCATAATGGTATACCTCAACATAATCTCCAGCGATTAAATAAATAACTTCCTCTATTTGTGCATCACATTGATAGTCTGCTGTCCACCCGTGGTTTCTTATTTTGTATGGAGTATCGTACCGTCTTGTTGCTACATTACCGTTCACCGCGAATTGTGGGTGAAAGTAATTATTTGTATAGCAATAGGTAGTCCATATAAACAAATAAGGCCCAGTAATTGGAGCTGTAAATCTGGTATTTGCTGTACTGTAATGGTTTCCTCTGTTATATGAAGTTACCGCAGCATACTGATTCACTTTTGCCCAAGCATTTGTTCCTACTAAAACCCAACTAGGATCTGTTGCGCTTCCAGCAATAAAAGCAGGGACATTGGCGTTATTTGTAAACCCAGAGTTACCGCTAATGCCTTGTGCATAGACAGCGGTTCCAGAAGAATCCTTTACCGTAAAGGTGCTACTTCCGCCTTCAATTGTCCCGTTACCAACAATGACTGGCATATTACTCTTTCATCTTTGCTGGAACGGTGCTTGGATCTACTTCAATAAGGGCAAACTTAAACGTTTTACCAGATTTATTGTTGTACAAGAAAAGGTCTTCTTCGCCCTCAACAATAGTGTAATTACCAATACCGTTGTTTAGATGTAAGTCACTTGTAAATAAGTTAGCCCAACGCAGTGACGCAGACCCTAGGTTTTGAGTGCCGTTTGCTCCAGGCAAGACATGACCGCTAGCGTCAATACGCATACTCTCAACACCCCCTTCAGAGAACGCAATGGTGTCGGCGGCGGGAAAGAAAATACCTGTGTTTGTGTCGCCATCGTTTGTGATTGAAGGCGTAGATGCTGAACCATCCGCAAAGTTAATTGTTACCCCGTTAGCAATGTTGCTACTACCGACAGAACCCGCCGTAGCTGGGATGGCGTTAAGTACCGAACTAACCAAGAAACTAATGGTTTCAATCAAGTCGCCAGAAGACGCTGCATTATTCAGTACTACAGTCGTTCCGTTTGTTGCTGTGTAGTCGGCTGAGCCAAGCAGTGCGCCGTTGCGGTATACGTCAATAAAGCTAGGCGTGTAGCTTGGTACGGAGAAGGTAGTCTGGCCTGCAGTCGCAGTGAACTCGGTCTGGGTTCTGTAGGCTGTGGTTGTTACGCCTGTTGCTGGAACGCCAAGATAACGGCATGAGATATTGTTTGTACCAGTAGGCGGGGCTTGCGAGAAGTTTAGTGTGTTACCAACTACGCCGTATGTTGCAGGATCTTGAAGCACACCGCTAATAGCGATTAATACGTTCGATACCCCAGCAGGAGCCACCGACATGGTGAAAACCGTAGTAGTGCCGTTGCCTGAGAATGTATCAGTAACAAAGGCACTTTGATATATGGGATTTCCGATGTAGGGCATTATGCAAGTTCCTCATCTGTAGGTCTTGGTAGTATTGAATGTTCCCACTTGGCAATGTAATCGCCTTTGCCGTCTGAATCGTTTTGTAGAATGATTACAGTTAGAAAATCCTGTTGCGTAAGGCTAGGATATATAGCCATGATTTTGTCGTATAAAGTCATTATGCAGCCCTCACCATTACTGCTTGAAAATATGTGTTGACGAAATCTGTGGCAATTGCATTTGTTGCCCCAGAATATCCGTACAGCTCAATATAGTCAGTAGAGCCATTCAAATAAACTAAACAAGAACCATACACCCTATCTAAAGTAATTCCATTTAAATTTTTAAATGATGCTCCATTTTTATAAATAGCCGCATAGTTAGTTGTAGAAGCGGTAATTATCGCAAAACCACCACTTACTTGATAGTAGCCAGCCACTTGTGGTTGAAACCTATAGTTAGTAGTTGAATCAAAGGCAGCAGCAGTATCAAATTCTTCAGTTTGAAATTGAATTTTTGTCCAAGTAGTTGGTGATAATGTTTGGGCTGCGCTCTTATAAGCACTAAACGCTGGGCCAGTACCAGCCACTGGAGTTCCTACTGCTGGCTGTAAAACCGAAGCCGTTCCCATTGAGTTTGAGTTAATTTGGCTGATTGGCATTACGGCAATTCCTTTACAAATTGAACGGCGTCCTGCATTGGCTTTCCGTCTGCATCTTGAAGTTCAGCGCCGTCTAGTACTTGCTTTTTGAAATTAGCGTAGTCTGTGTTATCAGGGTCGAATGGGATAAAAGCGTTGTCTGTTGTGCGCTTGATGCAAGATAAATCTCCTGCTATTAGGTCGTTGATTAGTCGGTACATAGTTATAACTCCGCTGAACATAAAATACTACTGCCAAGAATAAAGGTTGCATCACCAATAACCAATCCAGAAGCTACGGTAAAGTTGAATCGAGCAGTAGTTAAATTACCTACAAAGGCAGCAGTTCCAGTGACTGCAAGCGAAGCGCCTGCAGCAGCCACAAGATTACCATTTGTAATAAGAGAGCCTGTAGGCACTGCACGCATAACTACAGGAAATGGAATTGGAATTCCAGCTTGTGTTGTTGCGAATGATTGACCTGCGTATTCACCGCTTGTTGTAAAAGCATACCGCTGACACAAAGCCAATTCAGTCCCGTAAGGTCTGTAATCGAAACTCGTAGCCGTTACGCCAACTTCAAGCTGGACTCCAGTAATAAAGAAAACATTACCAACCGCTTTTCCCCATGTTGTGTTATTTGCAAGGGTTGAGCCGTTAAAGTAACCTGTAGAAGAAGGTAAATTTACCCATGTTCCAATTGGATCAGACCTTACACCGACAACAGCAGATCCTACAGCAACGTTAAAAGTAAGCTCTATACCTATTCCGTTTGTTGAGTTCCAAGCTGCGCCGCCGCCAGGGTAAGCGGGTATAGTCATTGATACTCTTTGCCATGTATTTGCTGCTGTAACAGTAAAAGATAGCGGAATAAACGCAACGGCATATGAAGCGCCGCCTCTGAATCCAGTACTAGCCGTTACGCAGTATGTTCCAGGTACGCTTGTATATACCCAAAAAGATAATGTGCTAGTAGTCCCGTTAGCAGAGAATATATCTGATACGTTAAACCCTTCAATTCGCTGAGTTAAATTAACTACATGGGTGTTGTCTGTATTTGCTACAGATGTAAAAAATCGAAGGTAGTTTGTAAACCCAGTTGGAGGTGTATCAGTTAATTGCTGTGAAACAACAGTAATAGATCCAAAAGTTTGACCAAAAAAACGATCTACAGAATAAACGCCGCCACCAGTTAAGTTTGCTGAAACACCAGCAGCCGATTGGCTAATAAGCATGGCTCCATTAATTACTCTATTCTTGAACCCGTAGAACTGTGGGGTTCCTTGCATGCCGAGTTGTACTGTGGTCAATGGCATATTATTCGTCCGCTGGTTGTGGTTCGTTGCCCTCGACTAACCATGCAAGGTAGGCTTGGTAGTCGGCGTTATCAGGGTCAAAAGGTATTACCCAGCCATCTGAGCGAAGAACGGCCTTGGCAGGCGCACCAGTCATATTGTTTATTAGCTGTTTATAAGTATTCATTTACAGCTCCGCACTTGCTTTGTAGTTAAAACTGACAGTAGATGTACCAGTACATTGAAAACCTAAAGAATCTGCAGTGACACTTCCCTGAGTTCCTGCACTAATTGTCACAGCCGCGCTAGCTCTTTTTGGAACAATAAAGTTATAAGATGAATAGTTATTTGAATTTATCGCCAAAAACGAACTAGATTGTTCATAATACCGTTGGCAAAGCATCAGTTGGGTACTGTACGGCAAATAATCAAAACTTGTGGCTACAGTGCCCTTCTCAAGCTGGACTCCAGTAATGTAAAGTGTTGCGCCGTTTGTTGATAGAGGAAAAACAGAACCCGTTATGCCAAAAGGGCCAGCGGCCCATGCAGATGTAGCTGAGAGATTTGAACTACCCGCACCAAGGGTAAAGTTAACCTGCAAACCAACGGTGTTACCTGTTCCTAATGCATAAACAGTTGTTTCTGGTATTGGCACGGTAATGTACTGCCATGTGTTTGCAGAATTTACTGTATATGTAAATGGGTAGGAATTTGATGTTGCTCCAGCGGAAATAGCGCCTGTAAAAGAACCTGTCAAGGAACTACGTACCCAAAATGACAGAGTTACTGGTACTGCGCTTGCAGTTCCCCACGCTAAATCCGTAACATTAAATCCTTCAATAAACTGACGCAACAAAAACAAATCGGTAGCCCCAAAAGTTGTTGCTGCAGTTGATGTTATTCCAATATAGTTGCTAAACCCAGTAGGGGGCGTAACTGCACCTGCATTTTGTTGAACAGTATATCTAGTACCAACAGAAGCAAAGTATGCCCATCTATCAAGCGTGTAGACATTTGCAAAAGTGGCAGGGGTAGTAAAGGTAGTCCCGCCGTTCCTCTGGCTAATAACCATGTTTCCATTGATGATTCTGTTCTTGAACGAAAGCCCTACATTGTTTGAACCGTATTGTGCTAGTTGGACTGCTTGCGTCATTTTGTTGCTCCTTCTAGCGCTGCGATTCGTGCTGCTTGTGCGTCTACGGTTGCTTTGAGTTCTTGAATTGCTTTTACGGCAACGGCAAGAATAGCATCCATACGCAAAGATTGAATTTGTACTGGGTCGTCTTTAGCGCCATCTACTCCACTTGGTATAACTTCTTGCAATTCGTGGGCAATAAAACCTTCTTTAATTTCTTCGCCAGATTTAAACAAGTCACCGTAATCAGCCATTTGGTAAGTAACTGGGCGCAAAGCCATTACTCGTTCTAACGCGGGGGCTGTTTGGGTTTCAATGTTGCGCTTAATGCGATAGTCTGACGTAAAAGAAAAAGTACCAATATTTGTAGTATCAATCCAAAGTTGCGGAGTTCCTGTCCAATTAATATTAAATAGATTAGCTGCTGCTCCTGAACCGCCTGTTCCAGCTTTTGTATAAATACCTGCAGCAGAAAACCCACCTTGAACTGTTAGTTGTGAGCTGAAGTATTGTGTAGTGGTACCAACCAACAAATTACCACCAGAGTCAATACGCATACGCTCTGTGCCAGACGCACCTGTGCAAAAAGCTATTTGCCGTTCTACATCTGTAACATCTCCAAAAACAGTTATTTTTTGGGCGTTTCCAACAATAGGTTCAAAAATAAATCTTGGATTAGCTGCATTAGAAGAATTACCAATTACAACATTTCCACCCGTTCCTGTGTTTACTTGTAATTTTGAACTAGGGCTAGTAGTACCAATACCTACGTTCCCAGTAGAGGCCAAAGTCATTAACGGATTACGAGCATTTGTGCCGCCGTTATAAAATGCTATTGCATCGGATGGGCCTGTAGTAATACGAGCAGTGCCTGTTACATAGTCAACGATTGTGCCGTCAATAAAAGTGTTACCAAAGTCGCCCTCGGCTAAGTAACCGCCAGTAGCAGAGATGTCACCAATAACAGATGGGTCTTGGGAGATGGCAGCGTAGGTCGTGATAAGACTTGTGTACTCAACCCAGATGTTGTTTGTGCCAGAAAGCGGGGCTGAGGTAAAGGTAATCGAGTTGCCTGATACTGAAAACGCTGTATTTGGGTTCTGAATAACGTTATCAATAGCAACAATTAACTGCGCTACAGAAGCAACAGGGCGGGATAAAGTAAACGTTACAGTAACGCCGTTACCATTGAAGTAATCAATGGCTGGGGTAAAGCCTTGGTTTTGAACTGTGTTCCCGATGTAGGCCATGTTATACCGCCGTTAAAGCAGATACCACGGCATCACCAGAAGAAGCAGAGCCGTTCTGAATAGAAAGAGAATCGCCAGTAATCATCACTAATCTATTCCCCTGGATTACTTCAAGCGAGCCACCAACAGGTACAGTAGCCTGGTACACCAAATAGTGATTAACAGAAGCGCGCGTAAGGTATACAGAAGTTGTTATTGGCGAAACAGAAGTGTTAGACACGATGCAGCTAGAAACAGCTACAGTACCAGCAGCTAAAGCAGGAATAATGGTTGTCGCTGATGTGCCAATGTTCTTGGCTACGTACGAGGTGTTTGAATAAGTTGCCATATTAGCCCATCATAAAAGATAAGAAGTACGCATCATCGGGTGACGCAATAGCTGGAAGAGCAGCAGAAGTCCATGTTGTACCATTTGAAGTTAGTACGTTTGCCGTTGTGCCAGGAGCAACAAACTGAACGCCAGACGTGCCGTTACCTAAAATTACGTTGTTTGAAGTTAAGGAAGTCTGCCCAGTACCGCCATAAGCTGCGCCAATAGCAGTTGCGTTCCACGTACCAGAAGCAATTGTTCCTAATGGTGACACATTACCCGAAGCGTCTAAATTAACTGACTTTTCAGCAGGGTACGTAACAAATACATTCTGTATTCCAGAGCTAAAGTTAACCGCAACACCACCAGCGCTAGACTCTAAAATTGTGTCACGGGTTAATTGGTCTGGCGCAGTAAACGTACCAACTCCAACTTCCCAGTTAGCGCCGCCTAGATCCGCAATCGTGTAATAAGTGGTATTACCGCTAGTTAAAGCGGTATTGAAGGATTGGTATCCTAACGAAGCGCCAAGAAGGGTAACTGTGCCTGTGCCAGGAGCCGAGGCAGTTTCTAGTACCCTATCTTTTAACTGAAGAGCCATTTAAAGCTCCTTAGCCAGCAGCCGACAGCGTGTAGGTGACGTTGATGGTATCGCCAGAAGTAACCGTTTTAGAACCAGCCGTAAATGCACCGATACTAAACAAAGTGCCTGTGGTGTTATCAATCGCTGTAGATCCACCTACGTTAATGAACGCGCCATATACAGTTCCAGAGCTGGTCATGCTAAACACGACAGCGGCACTCGTTGACAGGACGGATGGATTCGCCGTTGTTGCTGCTGAGAAACTTGGAGTTTTACGGGTTCCAGAGTAGGTTGGGGCGTTAGCACCGCCAACTTCAAACCAGCCAGCATGACTAGCTTGAGTATCAGCATAAGCAGGAGTAAACGTACCAGAGCCATTTGCGCCTCCTAAGCCCATAACAATTGCGCCGCCGCCTGTATTAGCAAAGTAAGAATCCATTATGTTCTTACGACCTACGTTGGTTGTAAGGTTAGGGATTGTGTCGCTCCACTTAAGGTTTCCCTCAGAATCAAAGCACTCTGCCACGTATACACCTTCAAGACCAACAGTTTCGACTGAGCCGCCACCATAGGAAGCACTAGCTCCGAAGTTATCGCCTAGTTTTGTAATTTCAGAACTCATAAATACTCCTTAATTTAACCGAATAATGGCGTCAGATGATGTCGCCGTTGGGAAAGTCACGGTAAACGTATTAGACGCCGTTTTATCCGATCCAAAATCTAAAACCGCTACAGCAGCACTAGTTGCACTATTGTAAATTAATGCACCCCTAGCAGTAAAGCTCGCTGGGTCCCAAGTTACATTTAAAAACGAGATAAATGCTACCTCATTATTAGCAGCAGGAACAACGTTTACAAGGGTCTTGCCACCAGCTACATACCCCGTACCCGTAATCTCACCTGTTGTTGTATACGCAGTGGTCGTAGGTCCTAAATCAGCCAGCGCTGTGTACAGAGCAATCTTGTATGTATCCGTAGTAAAGCTCTCAACCCCGTTTAAGAGATTGAGTTTGAATACCGTTGTAGCGCCTTGCTGGATCATGGGTTAACCTTAATTTTAGCTTGCCCATCACGGTATGCATCACCGCGCTCAAGACCTGTACCAAGACGATTCAATTGAGCCATGGCCTCTTGAAACTGTTTTTCGTAGTAAGCAACCATATCCTGTTCACCTTTTTGAAACAGAACAGCCTCACGCAATGAGCCATAAAGTAAGCACGGATCGTAGTTATCACCAACCCAGCTTGTACCAAGGGTGTTATCCACCGCAGTAATTGTGAACTGGAACCCAGAACCTGTACCGCCAAGGCTACTAGTAGCGGCAGAAACAACGTCACCAACCACGTAGAAGTTACCTAAGTTGTTAAAGCGAACGTTCGTAACTACGTTGCCAGACACCGTAATGTTAGCCGTAGCGCCATTACCCGAACCGCCTGTAATAGGTACGTTACTGTACAAGTTGTTGATATAACCAGACCCAGCGGTAATCGTGCCAGAGGTTATAGCGCCTTGCACAATCGATATTGGGTAGTAGAAATAGTGCATCTCTACGTTGTAGCTTGAATCTGGCGTTGGCCCAAGAATGAAGCTAAGTTCGTTCGTAAGCGTATATTGCGGTCCAAACAAGGCATAATACTTAGGCTCACCCGTATCAGTCGGCTGCGGATACGCCTGACGGATAAAGTTAACATCTTTGTTAAGTAAGTATTCGTAACTGCCATCGGCCTTAATTACTGCCAGCGAAAAGGTAGACAGATAGTCGTTTGGCGCAGAGAGATACTTATTACCTGACGTCAATGTGCCTGTCACGTTCTTACGCAATGGTGGCAGCTGAACCGTGTTGTAAATGCGCTGCTCAGCCTGACGAACAAACGTAGATATGTTATCTAC